AGCACATGGGATGTAAACATCACCTTTTCCCGTCCGGCGCGCCAACCATCAAAACCCTAGTAGATGGAACCCAAAATTGATACCAGTGTTGGCAGTCCTCCACACCCTAAATTGAACCAGAAACGTATATAGTGCAGAGGATAAAGGTATCCCTAACGCTTCCGGTGCAGCCTTAATTGCCTGGCTGCTAGGATTCTCCTAAATCGAGGGCAAGTTCTATTTATCTATAGAACCTTTTAGGAGAATATGAATTTTAAGCTTGTCTTGAGCCGTCAAAATCCCTGAATCATCATTCGCTAAAGCCAGCAATGCTTCTGATACCGGTTTGCGATCACTCTTCAGACCAAAATTAATCGGCATGAGACTTGAGGGAACGCTGGCTTCGGGGTTAGAACTTTGATCCCGGATATATGCCTGTTGGTCAGGCACATAATTATCCAATTCCGCTGATGCAAAACGATCGAACTTACGTAAGATCTTAGCGGTGTAATTGTCGATAAGGGGATTGATTCTAGAAGCTGAAGAGCCGGCCTTGCGAGAAATTCTCCAGGCGATGTCCATCCGGACAGTGGCCGCAGACATAGCAGTGGGCTTGGGCCTATAAAGACTCACAATGCCCTGAGAGCCCGATTCCACTTCAATTTGGGCAACAATCATGGAACGGGCCCCTGCACTAAACGTGTCGATCGCAGTAGCTGAATTGATATCGACCCCCGGTACATTAGCAATCAACTGGAGGGTACCCGGTGATTGAGCTCCTACCCCAGCAAATGAGATGGCATACATAAAATACCAACTACCTGCCGGGAAGTAAAAAGCAAAAGAACCATTAGGATAACCTTTACCAGTAATGCCCATGCCCTTACAGCCCCCGCTGTTAAGGAATTGGGGATCAGTCAAATCGTTCGACACACCACTAACTAACTTCTTAGTGGGACCAGAGGAAATACAGAAATTCATGAGTTCACCATTGGCTGATTCATTGAAACCTGTAGGAGCGCTGATGGAAGCGGCTGGACCATTGACGAATTCAGAGAGTGTAATAGGATCACTAAAACTGTCACAAAAGGGGCGCAAAGCAGTCGTGAGGTCATAAAACACACACGATCCAGCCGCACTCTCAACTGATGTGGAAGAGTACGCCGCTGGAACCTGACCAATGAACAAGAATTCGATGTCCATGAACAACATACCAGGCGACGCGCCAGAAGTATCCCAACTCCCCGAACAGACAACCTCAACCCTACCAGCAGCTCCCAATTTAAGGGCTTCATCACTGTCAGGTGAGGTTTTAAAAGTCTGATATTTCCTCTCAGGATCCAGCTGGATCTTCATCACCGATCCTTCTGACCATAAGTTCGATGCCATCATTCCATCTCCATAGGAGAACGCGCGTTTGACGCGTTCCCCAGGAGAGAAAACAGCTAAACTACGGGTAGGATCTGGCGTAGATACAGCGATCATTCCTCCGCTAGTAGTTGCCGCACAAGTTGGCATGTAGCCAAGAGCTGCGCCTGCCCAAATGACCAAATCATACGCCCTAGCGACATAAGCCGCCTGAGTCGTAGCCAAGAGGTCCTCAAGTAAATCAAGAGGAATACTGGCAATGATGTCACCATAGACTGCTGTTGATGGCAGCTCAGCCAAGAAGACCCGACAACTCTCTGAATGGATAGCTCCATCAGGAGTTAAATCGCTCCCACGCTCAAAAGACGTTAATTGTACGTCCGGGGCAAGTGACACCGTTGATGAGGATGTAGCACTAGCTAAACACGGCCAAAAATGACTGCGAAGAGTAGTACGATCACGTTGCACGCCCTGAGCTTTGTTAGCGAGTCCTCTCGACTCTTGTCCGACAACCAAATGACGCTGTGGGGATTTGTTAGGCAAGTAAGCACGCATAGTTTCCGGACGCTTCAAAAACCCAAAAGCTCCAGAAAGCATGCCGGCAATCCCAGCTGCGGTTGAAACACCTGGAATGCCTGCCATTTCTAATCCCCCCAATGCCAAATTTACCCCACCTCCGAGAATGTCTCCCATGATGCTGACAATTCCATCAGGTACATGAGAGCCAGTGAGTTTATTCACCTCCCGAATTGCTTTAGTAGCCAACCGATCAGATTTGTGGGCCTCTCTGTCGGCGTCCGCAGCTTTGCGATCTGCGGATCTCGCTTTTTCTTTTGTTGCACGATTTCTGTTACGCCAAAATTGTCCAGGGAATGGAGGGACAACGTTTTCCTTTTCTACCATGGCGGTATACCATCCCCCAATTGTCATTTTATTCTAAATAGAAACAAGGTAGACAAACTTGACCAATCTCTGACCGGCCACAGTACCCCTCTCCATTAATGGGGCTGCCAAACGCCTGGAGAGTCGGCTCTGCATGGTGTTGAGGTCCTTGTATCCGGCCTTATTCAAAACAGCATGCGGGTTGTATTTAGACCCGATTTGTCCTCACGGGTGGTTATTTTACAAGTTGATTAACCTCTCAACTGACTGTTTTCTTTAGTTATGTTTTACGTCGATTGTCCTCACGACGATTATAGTTAAAAGAATGCTAAAGAAAATTAAAGACCACTATTAGAATCAAACAAAATTGGAAAAGCCTAACTCTAATCGGGGAGCTCTAATAGGGAGAGGAAACATGCTGTGGAATCGCCTTCAGTAAAATCAATAGACTTATTATCGAAGTAATGTTCCCATTGCAATTGTAAACTAGGTGCTAAGCCAGTACTAAGAGCAAATGAAACACGCGAATAATCCTCAACAATGTCCCCCAGACGAGTGATTCCCTTACCTAGGATCACATAAGAATTCCAAGCATCCAATTTGAGAGGACGTTCGGAACGTGAGAAACGGTGGAGCCATCTATAGAAGGCTCCCAAAATTGGAATGGATGAGTAAAGCGCCAATCCGCCCAAAGCAACCGCTGCAGCATATTTCCTGAAAAGTTTGCCAATATTACCCGGGGCTACCGGATGAAAACAAACTAAATCCTTCGTTATAGCTGCACTAATTGGACGAGTCATGCGCCATCCACCTCGTACTCGTATGGGATATGCAGAGCAAAAACGCACCTGTTCTAGCACCCCTGCAATCCCGTCCACCTTACACGAGAATCCAAAATCCCTCCAATGTGCCACAAATCCTTTCTTATCATCTACGAAAGTGGCTAAGTTTCGTTCATCGACAAAGGCATTATGGTCATCCCCACAATCCACTAAACCTACAAAGAAGTCTTGCTTAAAGGCCCAGCAGAAAAACACGCTGATAACAATAAAAATTGCCATCAAAGATGTATCCACCGCGCCAGTACACAATCCTCCCTTGCCTTTATATCGCAAAACACCATCTTTAATAGACTGTGCAGAGCGACAGCTCGGTTTACAGCAGTGTTTGAGGAGAAGAAGCAATATTTTGCGATCAGAGTCCGTCAAAAGTAACATATTCTCATAAATACCATGCAACCAACGCATAGTATTCACAGTAACATGACAGTCAAAACGACTAAGATCGAGCAAAATAGCTTTTGGTCGAACGAAAGAATGAAAAGTCCGGGCTATAACATCACCTTGTTGATCAGCATTGAGGCCTTTAAACACACATGGCATTCTCGGGCGTCCCCATTTCTCGCAATAATCTCCATAAATACGATTCAAATTTTCGTAGACGGCACGTTCTACTGGGACAATAAAACGCATGAAAACGAGATTAAAACGTGGTGTGAATGGAGAAATTATACGCGGATCTTTTGTGGTCGATATTTCGACGGGATCTATGTGACGCGCTAAATTAGTAAGATTACTTGGAAGATGAGTTGCTGATTTGGGCTCTGGTTCACAATCCTCGTCAGTGACCAGATGTTTCTCCTCCTTAACGAAAACACTAACAGTGCAGTCATGTTTGAAGTGGAACATTGGCCATCGCAAGAGACTATCGTAAGCTGGTTTATACACAGCTCTCAATTTATCTCGAGGTGCATGGAGGAGAGATTGTTCGAGAGTAATGGGAGTTACCCGGAATGGGAGATTGGAGAGAAAAAGACGTGAGAGCCAACGCATACTCCGAATGGCCTTGCTGTTGGGTCCCGGAGGATCTTCCCATTTAAATGGTTTAGAGAGCAACACGCGAGTAATAACACCGCGTAATAGATTATCATATGTATTAGCAGTAAATATTATTGACCTCTCTACCCCTATATCCAAATGGAAGACCCTCGTCCGGATGTTTGCCGTATTTATTAATCTGCGCGCCCAAAGCCCATCCGGAGGCTCGGGTATTTCCCCACTTAGCCAGATAGTGGGGCGGCAAGCGCGCAAGAGGAGCTATTCGGAACTCTCGGACCGTGACATTTCCAAGAAATGGTCGCGTAATCCCTGGAGAGAGAGAACATGGGTTAGCTCCTCTAGTGTAGGATCTGCCCAGGGGCCAAAATCGAACCAACAACGGAGTGTTTCTTGATCATCGACTGACAGCCATGAAAAATCTCTTTCAATCATTCTCTTAGCCATCAATCGAGCGAAAGTCACGTCCGCGCGAGATAGATTATGAATCTGGATACCCGTTTTACCCAGAATATAGGCCCTAATGTGCAGAGCAAATGTCGCCAGACTCATGCAACGGAGACCAAGATGGTCTGCAGAGAACCATCGTGGCATGGGGTGGCCATAGTGACTACAAAGGCAACCATTTGAATTGTTCAAACGGGCGATGATCACTTGAATCTCCCTCCAATACCACACCTGATCCTCATCGTTGATGGAGTCTGCTAGCCAATCGAACTCTTGCGGCATCTTACGAGCGCCAGACCATGAGATAATGTTCCGCCAATAAGAGACCGCACC